CTGAAGGTCTCCGCCTGGCGCATGGAGACCACCCTGCGAGAGTTCGCGCCCCTGGAGCCCATCAACGTGTGGTTCGATTATCCCCTCCACCGCATGGACGACACGGGCATCCTGAACGACCTGGCCGCCGAAGAAGCCGCCCCGCCTTGGCAGAAAGGTGCGAAGGCGCGGAAGAAGAAGGCCGCCGCCAAGGCCGAGGACAGCGCCGCCAGGTTCGCCGATGCGGTGAGCGCCGCCAACCTGGGCGAGCCGCCGACGGTGGCGGAGATGATGGAGTATCTCGGGTTGAAAAAAACCGCTATCTACGATCAGGTGAAGAAATACGGATATGAGATCCGTGACAGTCGCATCTATCCCAAATCCGACTCGGACTGATTCCGGCTTTCCGTCCGGCCACCACTATATATAATATATAGTAGATGGAAACGGAAAACACAGGAAAGGACTCCAAAGAGAGGGAGGGGAAAAGGGACAAAGGATCCCCTTTTCCCCCCACTTCCCTCACTTATGGACTCCTCCCTTTCAAAAAGGTAAATGGAAAATCAATTCCGCATGGAAAACGGAAAAACGGAAAGACAGGAGGACAAACTATATGAAGGTACACGAACTCATTTCCAAGTTGTTGAAATGCCCTGCGGGCTGTGATGTAGAATTGAATTTCAACGATCGAACAAAGCAGAAAATCATTGAAGCAGCAGAAGATGGTAGCGATGCGTTAGCTGAGCTGCTGGATGTCATTACTGTCACAGGCGTTAGCAAAAAAGAGGCTGATCTCGGATTTATCGAACTGTTCACACGCTGCAACGATGAAACGCTGATCTGAATTGCACACAAAAGGAGAAAAACGCATGACAAAGCAATTCTTCCTCCCCGGCCCGCCGCCCACCACCACCGACCAGGAGAAGCGGATCGGCGTCAGCAAAAAGACCGGCAAGCCCTATGTGTACGCCGATGATAACCTCCGCCGCGCCAAGGTCTACTTCCGGGACAGCCTGGCCGCGCATCAGATCCCCCGCCCCCTGGAGGGCGGTGTCCGGCTGATCGTGAAGTGGCTGTTCCCGCTGGACGGCAACCACCGCAGCGGCGAGTACAAGCTCACCAAACCCGACACCGACAACCTGCAAAAGGCCCTCAAGGACGTCATGACCAAGTTACGCTTCTGGCATGACGACGCCCAGGTCTGCTGCGAGATCACGGAGAAATTCTGGAATGACATCCCCGGCATCTTCATCAGGGTCGAAGAAATTCCCGACAATGATGGAATCAATTCGACTCCTCAGGGGGTATAACAAGGTGACAGTCGTTCACGAACCTCCCTTCATTCCCTGCGTTGACCTGTGGCCGCCCGGCACCCTCACCGACGTCAAGCGCGCTGCCTACAAGCAGATGATCGACAAGGGCGACATCAGGATTAGAAAGACCGTTTATCACAAGGACAGCGGATACATCACCGTGGACTATCTGTCGAACATTCCGCATGAATGGACCCTGGAGCAGCTGCGCAAGTATGCAGCGCAATCCCAGGGCCAGCAGATACGACTGGAGGATGTGACCCATGACGAAAGCCGAGCTTCTTACGACCTATCGGGATAAGCAGAAAGAGCTGGCCATGGTCCGCAAGCAGCTTGAGGCCTGCGGCAGCGACGGCCGTCCCCACGGCGTGAACGGTTTCGATTACGAAGGTGTCCGGCGCAGCACCAACGACGCCGCCGCCGCTGCCCGGCAGCTGTACGAAGGCCTTTTGCCCATCGCTGCCAGGCTGGAGGATGAGATCGGCCAGCTAAAGCCCAGGGTGGACGCGGTCATCAGCGCGGTCGATGATTACAAGACCAGGAATCTGCTCAATCTGTACTACTGCTGCGGTCAGGATGACGCACAGATCTCCGGGCTGTTCTTCTACAGCACGCGGCACATCAACCGGCTGCGGCACGCTGCGCTGAAGGCCCTGGACGGCTGACAAACCATCCAAAATGTCGTTGTTTGTCCATGGTGCGCGTGGTAAAATGGCACCGTGATGTTCAGAGATGGGAGATACGCTCCCCAATTGGATTGACATAACTCCCCTCATCGGAGCGCCGAGCAACCCCGGCGCTCTTTTTTGTCGCCTATCTTGAAGAAAGGAGGCCCTCCCCATCGCCAAAGGAAAATATGAATACTGGCTCACGCCGGACGGCCTCCTGCTGCTGGCAGCCTGGGCACGGGATGGCCTCACCATGGAGCAGATCGCCGGGAAGTGCGGCGTCAACCCTGACACGCTCTACACCTGGAAGAAGCGTTTCCCCGAGATTTCCGAGGCCCTAAAAAAGGGCAAGGATGTGGTGGATGTGGAGGTCGAAAACGCTCTCCTCAAAACCGCCCTGGGCTACTCCTATGACGAAGTGACGAAGGAGCGTGTCCGCAACCCTGAGACCGGCAAAATGGAGCTGGTGGAGACCAAGCGCGTCACCAAGCACGTGTTGCCCAATGTCACCGCGCAGATCTTCTTTCTGAAGAACCGCCGCCCCGATCAGTGGCGTTCCAAGCCTGCGGATGATTCCGAGGAAGAGGACATCGACGCCACCCGCGAAGAGGTGTATGGCGATGCGTAAGCTCACCCGGCATTATCGCCCGATCTTCGGCGAGAAGCACCTGCGCTACATCCGGGCGTGCCGGGCGAACATGTACAACATCGCCGAGGGCGCGATCCGTGCCGGCAAGACGGTGGACAATGTTTTCGCCTTCTGCACCGAGCTGGAGCAGACCCGCGACAAGCTGCACCTGGCCAGTGCCGCCACCCTGGCCACCGCCAAGCTCAACCTGGGCGACTGCAACGGTCTGGGCATGGAGGCGCAGTTCCGCGGCCGCTGCCGGTGGGGCAAGTACAAGGACAATGAGTGCCTGAAGGTCAAAACCCGCACCGGCATGAAGTATGTTATCTTCGTGGGCGCGGGCAAGGCGGACAGCTTCAAGCGGATCCGCGGCAACTCCTACGGCATGTGGATCGCCACGGAGATCAACCTCCACCATGATGAGTTCATCAAGGAAGCCTTCAACCGTACCGCCGCCGCCCAGCTGCGCAAGTTCTTCTGGGATCTGAACCCCTCCAGCCCCAAGGCGAAGATCTACACCGACTATATCGACGCCTACCGGGAGAAGCACACCCGGGGCAAGCTGCCCGGCGGGTGCAATTATGAGAAGTTCACCCTCACGGACAACGCCACCATCACCCCGCAGCGCGTGGAGGAGATCAAAGCCCAGTACACCCCCGGCACCGTGTGGTACCGCCGGGACATCGACGGCGAGCGCTGCGCCGTGGAGGGTGTGATCTACGAGGACTTCGCCGGCGACGCCAGCCCCTTCATCTGGCAGGGCGACCTGCCGCCCATGCAGCTGGTGCAGATCGGCGTGGACTTCGGCTCCAACGGATCCGCCCACTCCTTCACCTGCACGGGCTTCACCCTGGGCTTTCAGCAGATGATCGTGCTGGACGAATACTACCGCCGGGAGATCATCTCCCCCGCGGTGCTGGCCAGCGACTTCGTGGCCTTCGTCCGGCGCTGCCAGGCACGCTGGCCTGTGTACACCTGCTTTGCCGATTCCGCCGAGCAGGTGCTCATGGAAGGGCTGCGGGCGGCCTGCATCACCCAGGGCGTGGTGATCGACATCCAGAACGCCCGCAAGGGACCTATTATCAACCGTATCCGCTTTGTGTGCCAGATGATGGCCGCAGGGCGTTTTTATTTGGCGCCGCATTGCGAACATCTCGCCTCGGCCCTGGCAGACGCCATCTGGGATCCGAAGCACATCGGCGAGGATGTCCGTCTGGACGACGGCGCCCACAACATCGACTCCCTGGACTCCATGGAGTACAGCTGCGAGAACATGATCGAGACCATGATCGCCATGGGCGTCACCTTCCCGCAGAGCTCATCTACTGACCGCGCCTTGAAAGGAATGAACCTATGATCTGTCAGTACCTTACCTCCAAGGGATACACCGCACCCGCGCCCGAGTGGCGCTCCTGGGTGGAGACCTTCAAAAGCTGGTATCAGGGCTATGTGAAGGACTTCCACCGCTACTGGATCTACAACGGCATCGACCGTCAGGAGCGCGACCGCGCCCAGCTGGGCATGGCGAAGCTGGTCTGCGAGGACATGGCCACGCTGCTGCTCAACGATAAGGTGCGTATCTCCTGCGACGGCTTCGATCGGCTGGAGGAGATCCTGAACGCCAACGACTTCTACGCCATGGCGACGCGGCTGGTGGAGCTTTCCATGGCCATGGGTACCGGCGCGCTGGTGGAGTACATGGGCGCGGACGATCAGCCGATGATCGACTACATCACCGCCGACATGATCTACCCGCTGAAGTGGCACGGCCAGCGCATCACCGAGTGCGCCTTCGGCAGCCGGGTGGTGGTGGATAAGTCCCTGGGCTATTACATCCAGATCCACACGCAGGAAAAGGGCATGTACCACATCCATAATGTGTGGCTGAATGAGAAAGGAGCGGAGGTGGATCCTCCCGAGGGCATTGAGACCGACGTGGCCACCGGCTCCTCGCTGCCGCTGTTCCAGTTCATCCGTCCCGCCGCGGTGAACGCTGTCGATCTGACCTCTCCCATGGGCGCGGCCATCTTCGCCACGGCCATTGAGCAGCTGAAGGGCTGCGACATCGTGTACGACAGCTATGTGAACGAGTTCAACCTGGGCCGCAAGCGCGTGTACGTGCCCATGAGCCTGGCCACCATCCAGCTGCAGAAGGGCGGAGCCGTGGAGCCCCGCTTCGACCCGAAGGACACCGTGTTCCATGTGCTGGAGCAGTCCCCAGACGGCAAGCAGGTGCTCACCGAGAGCAATATGACCCTGCGCGTAGCGGAGCACGACCAGGGCATGCAGCGCATGATCGACCTTGTGTCGAAGAAGTGCGGCCTGGGCACCGGGCGCTACCGCTTCGAGGGCGGCGTGGTCAAGACCGCCAAGGAGGTCGTGGCCGAGAACAGCGACCTGTATCAGTCCATCAAGCGCAACGAGAAGATCATCGAGTCCGCGCTGTTCGACATGATCCGCGCCCTGGCCTTCCTCTGCGACTACACGGGCGAGGTCACGCCGGTGATTGCCTTCGACGACAGCATCTTCGACGATACCTCCGCCACCGTGGAGCGCAATATCACGCTGGTGCAAGCCGGACTGCGCAGCAAGCTGGACGCCATCATGGAGATCGACCAGTGCGACCAGGAGACCGCCCAGAAGAAGCTGGCGGCCATCCAGAAGGAGCAGAGTGTCAGCCAGAAGGCCGTGGAGAACTTCTTCCTGGGTGGTGAATAAGCATGCCCCTGGATCCCTTCCGGTACTCCCAACCCATTGTGGACGTCTACGCCGCCTGCGTGGATGAGCTGCTGATCAACCTGGCGCGGCACTTCAACGTGAAGGGCACCGGCAACAGCGGTTCCTTCTCCTACCAGACCAGGATGCTGGCCAAGATGGGCGCCATCCAGCGTGAGAGCGCCGCCATCATCGCACTGTACGTCAAGGAGAATGAGCCCATGATCCAGTTGGCCGTTGAGCAGGCCATGCTGGAGGCCATCGCCCAGGAAGAGCCGCAGCTGCTGGAAGCCGCCCGTCAGGGCTTGCTCCATGACGCCAACATCCCCGTGCAGGAGAGCATCCAAAAGCAGCTGACGGCCTACTCCCGCCAGGCGGTGCAGCAGACGAACCTGGTGAACACCGTGATGCTGGAGGGCACCTGGAAAGCCTACCAGGACGGTGTGTACCAGGCGGCGAACATCCTCAAACAGATGGACGTCGCCCAGACTGCCCTGAACGCCGAGACCGGCAAGGTTATCACCGGCGTCAGCACCCGCCAGCAGGCCGTGCGCAGCGCCGTGAAGAAGATGGCCGAGGTGGGCATCACCGGCTTCATCGACAACGGCGGCCACAAGTGGAGCCCCGAGGCCTATGTGCAGATGGACATCAAGACCACCTGCTCCAACGCTGCCAGGCAAGCGGTATTCGACCGCAACCGTGACTACGGCAACGACCTGGTGTGGGTGCGCATCAACGCCACCGCCCGCCCCAAGTGCTACCCCTGGCAGGGCAAGGTGATCTCCACCGAGGGCCGCAGCGGCTCCACCAACGATCTGGACGGGCGGGAGATCCTCTTCCACTCCATCCACGATACCAGCTACGGCGAGCCGGACGGCCTGTGGGGCATCAACTGCCACCACGGCCCGCCCAATGTGTTCATTCCCGGGCTGTCCTCCATCCACGGCAGCGTCCCCGATCCTGATGACAACGCTGCCGCCTACGCCCTCACCCAGCAGCAGCGCAAGCTGGAGCGGGACGTGCGCGCCGCCAAGCGCGAGGCCGCCATGCTGGACGCCGCCGGCGACAAGGAGGGCTTCGAGAAAGCCGCTCTCCGGCTGAAGCAGCGCCAGCAGACGCTGAAGGACTTCGCAGAGGAGAACAATCTCTATCTGCGTAGTGACAGAACGCAGGTGCATGGGTACGGTCGAAGCCAGGCTGCGAAGGTGACCGCAGCTGCAAAGACCGTTGCCAAGAGAGCCGAATGGGATATAGCATTTGAGCAGCAGCATCTGGCCACTTCTGCAAAGGAAAAGCTTCCCGCATATCGTTCTGCGCAGAACGTTGCGGAGAAACTCACATCCTATGTCCTTAATGACCAGCATCCGAGAGGCAAGCATAAAGCTATTGTGTTTCGGTCTGCGTTGGGGTATAATATAGGTGACGCCGAGATCCTGCACACAAGGATCATGGAAGGTCTCCAGAAGTATCGTGCGCAATCAACCGGTCATAATGGCTATGGTGAGCAGTATCGCGTTACTATGCTGATTGAGGGCATAGGCGACAAGGCCAATACCAAGCAGCCCGTCGATACTGGATGGATCATCCGTGACGGCGAATCTTTTCCGAGGATGGTGAACGCTATTGTTTCAGACGATCGCAGACCATAGCATCGCTAAGCTCCGAGACGGTACCGTTGTTACCGTTCTGGAAGCATTGCACGCTGATGGCCTTGAACAGGCATATCTCGTGGAAGTCGATCAGACTGCTGATGGTATGATGAAAACCGTGAAGCATTCTGAGATCACCGAGGTATTGTGGAGCCCCGCATAACCGTCTCGCCTGATGGTGCGACGGTCTTTTCATATCCCCCGGTATCAAGCGTCTGACCAAAGCGGTCAGGCGCTTTTTATATACCCCCACGCGCAGGCAGCGCGGAATTTGTCCACCGGACGTTAAACGGGAGGCCTCCTATGTTGAAGCATACCCTCATCCCCCTTAACCTGCAGCAGTTCGCTGACGGCGGCGATCCTGCTCCCGCACCGCAGGGTAATCCCCAGCCGGCTCCCACCAATCCTAACCCTACCCCCGCTCCCGCGCCCCAGGGCAACACCGAGCAGCTGGTGCAGACGCTCATCGCTGCCATTGACAACCGTCAGCAGCGTGCGGAGAAGTCCGTGCTCAAGTCCATGGCCCAGCAGTATGGCCTGGAGGAGAGCGAGCTGACCACCATGCTGGAGGACGCCCGCAAGCAGAAGCAGAATCAGCTGCCCGATCATGTACAGAAGCAGATCACCGACGCCACGAACCGCGCCAACGGTCTGCTGATCGCCGCCGAGGTGAAGAGCCTGGGCGCTGCCATGGGTCTGCTGGATGCTGACGTGGCCCTTCAGCTGATGAACCGCGAAGCCGTGAAGGTGGACGACAAGGGCGCTGTTTCCGGCGTCCAGGACGCCCTGAACACCCTGAAGGAGCAGAAGCCCTACCTGTTCGGCCAGCCCGCGAAGAGCGGCGCGTGGGGCCAGCAGCAGGGCAACCCCGCCCCCGGCGAAAAGACCGAGCGGGACGAAATGCGTGAAGCCATGTTCGGCAAGCGCACCTAACAATGATTACAGGAGGAATAACACATGCCTATCACTCTCGCACAGGCCCAGAACCTTTCCCAGGAGAAGCTGGTGAAGACCGTGATCGATGAGTTCCGCAAGTCCGCTCTGCTGGACATGCTGACCTTCGACAACACCGTGAAGCCCGGCGGCGGCAACTCCCTGGCCTACACC